ACTGCAGCCCTGACAGTGGCAAAGGTTGTCCAGGTTGTCGTCGGCTGGCCATAGGAATCACGGCCCGTTGATTTCTGCTCAATCGTGACGGTATGGCGTAGCCTGCGATTCAGCGGTTTAGCCGCAGGCTTGCATTCCGGGCAATTCAATAAAGGCGACGATCTGACCATAACAGTGCCCTGGCTACCCCATCCATACTACAGTCATTATCATACAAAAATTTGACATAGGCGATAATGCCTTCCTTGATTTTCTGCGGGACACCATCAGTTAAATCCGCAGGCGAGGCATTGGAATGCGAATAACCCGCCGTCATCCTCACCCGTATCGGTTTAGGCTTGTCTGCCGTATTTGGCCATGTGCCATCAATAACCCAGATGCGCCCGCCGTCTGTTGTGGTGTCAGCATAATAATCGGTGTTTTCCACCAGCGTCTGCTCGGTGATTGGACTCGATGTGTCGTCATACTTTACAGAATCAATGCTCTGCAGCGGCCACACATCCAGGTTAATGACCTGATCGGGCCAGACATCATAAGACCGTTCAACAACCTGAGTGATCAAGCGCCGGTTAAGGAAATTCTCCGCAAACAGGCGTGCCGCCTTGATATAGGCGCCAATCCGGATATCGTCCTCTGAATCTGACAGGCCGAGCGCGTCCCGAGCATCATAAACGGTCACAGGCTCGACAGCAGGCTCCGTGATAACAGTCAAGGTGCCTTTATGTTCAGAGGTATGCGGCGTGGCGCTTGAGGGTATGATTGTCATTTAATGCTTCCCATGCTTCACCAGATTTCATTTCATCGTGTGACCATTGCGCATAGGCAAGATCCCTGAGCCAGTCCGTGCGATCTGGCATCCATACCTCACCTATAACGTGCGACGATACAGGCCTGGCAATATGTCGAGGATCAAGGCAGGTTGTCGGCACGCCTTCAAGTATACCTTGAATAAGCGCCGTTCCAGCAGTACCAATAACAGCATCCGCCCATGAGACTGAATCACCTAAAGACTCATGCGGCTTGTGATTGGACGGGTGCAACCTTAGCCTCACCTCGGAATAATAGCCCCTTGCTTCGGCAACAATGTTTGATGCGTCCTGCCCAAAATCAGCAAGAACCAATGCCCTGTTGCCACCGTTCCGCCAGTTCTTGATTCCTGGAACTGGCCTTGAATACCCTGTTGCAAAAGTCTGTGCCCCATCTGGCCTCAACCAGCCAAGCCGTGCAACCTGATTCGTGTCGCCATAATAACACCGGTCAAGCAAAATAATATCAGGCTGGCCAATCCACGGCTGCATCGCATAATGAGGCCCAAGAACGATATGGACATCGCCGCTGGCCGTCTGATCTTGCGTGATCAGGGCGGCACAGCCATGCCGCCTGCAGCCCTCCGCTAGTGAAGCTGCCCAATCCCGCTGGTGCTTGTAGCGGTAATTGGTGTGAATCGTGACCGTGCGTTTATGACCCACTTATCGCTCACCTCGTGCGGGTCTGGTTTCCCGTGAAACACGATTACCTTGGCATCCTTTGGCTGGCCTGTTCTGCAGTGATACTTATAGCTGACAATCTGCGATGGCGTGATCTTTGTTATCCGCCCCGCGCCGGGATCGCCCAGGCGCTCGGTGATAAACTCCTGATCACCCCATAACCGCTTGCTGTCGGCCTCGTAATCAAATGATTGCCAGATATCATGGCAGGTATCGCCACGCCAGATCATAACCGACGACTGGCACCCGCCATGCCCGCTCATTGCCCAGTTTGCAGGCATGGCCAGCTCACAGCCCGCATATTGCTCAACAAGTCCATCCAGTGACCCGGTAATCACCACATCCAGATCAAGATAAAGACTTGGCCCTGTCGCAAGCCCTGGCTTGAATAACTGCAGCTTCTGCCACCAGCCATGATAATCGCATTCAGGCTGAATGCAATTAACGCCTGGCATCGGCTGGCTTGTGATGCAAATGAATTCATGCGGCGTCGTCAGGTTCAATTCAACCATTCGTTTCAGGGCGTAGACATAATCTACACTATACTTGTCACCCCAAAACACACACCAGACCGTTATACCCATACGCCCCACACATCATTAGGACCGGCCATTGGCCTGCCGAACACCTCGTTGACTGCCTGCATGGCGCCAGGAAACTTTTTGCAGTAATCGTGACCAGATATAAGCCCGCCCGTCCTGACCTTTGGAAACCACAAACCTATATCCTGCTTGACGGATTCATAATCATGCTGCGCATCGATAAATACAAAATCAAGCGATCCATCAGGCACTTGTTCCGCCGCCTGCTCTGAATAGGTTCGCAGTTCAATAAAACGCCCCGCGTAAGGCTCGACCTTGCGCCTGTATTCCTTGTATATATCGTTCCAGTTCCAGCCGATATAATCCTCTGCCTCGCCAGGCTGATCTTCCCACGGGTCCACTGCATACATTGTTAAACCTTTATACGCAGTGAGCAAATAAGAAATAAATCGGCCCTCTTTAACGCCGATTTCCGCGCCTGTCTTTGGATTATGGCCATTCAGCCATAAAGCGATAACCTGCCAGCGGTTCATAGTTCAACAAGCATGATATTATCGCCCTTGTCATTCAAAATAAGTTGTTCTATCGGACTCATCAATATTTCAACGGGCTGTTCACAATGCCACTTAGGGCGATCCGTCATCATCAGATAATGACTTCCGCTGGCCTTGATATTCTCGATAGCCAGTTGACAGTCATCATACGGCAGGTGATTCAAAACCCACAGGCACATGATCATATCCGCCTGTGGCGGAACTTCACGCACCAGGTCAAATTTTTGAACTGATGAATGCCGCGGCACCAGATCATAGGCGGTGTATTGAACCCCCGCAGGCATTGGCATCCTATTCATCCAGTTCAGATCGCCAGCGCCAATATCGACTATATCCGCTATCTGGTACCTGGTGATAATCTGCGGTATCCATTCCCGCTGGGCCTCGGTGTTCTTCAGCATCGACCCTGAGCCGCAGGGTGTCTCTGGCAAGCCGCCTTTCCACCCCTTACGGAATTTTTCTACACTTTTTATGACATCGCCCATTTTTGATACAACTCAACAGCTTGCTTGTCAGGGTGGTTAAAAAACCAGGGCTGCGTATCCAGATTTGTGTAATGCACTAGCTTGGCATCGGGTGTCACGCGGTCCTCAACGTTCCATTCCGGCGGAATGTTGCAAACCTTCGGCAGCATATATTGCTCGCGCTTGTTGGTGCAGAAATGCTTGCAATCAATTACCGCAACCTCGGTGCTGCCATCTTTCATACAAACAAAACGATCTGCCTGGCGATAATTCCAGAGCTCTGCGATATCGCCCAGCACAATCATGTCACAGTCGAGATAAATCCCATACCTGATGGAATAGCGAACATCTGAAAAACCCGTGCAGCCTGACTCGATCTCCGGGTATAAATGGGTAATCTCAACAGGTGCGCTGGTATGCTCACGGATGCTGCGCTCCGTCATTCCCTCGACAATCCTAAATCGCTCAGAGATTCCGATAAAGACCGGAATGGGAAGCACCGCATCGCGCTGCCCGGTGTGCAGTTCCATATTTCAATCCCGTAATCTTCCGGATGTATCGTCGCCATTTCTGCAATCAGCCCATCCAGCTCGCCACCAGCACCGATGCCAATTGGCCAGTGCTGCATGGATTCCGGGTACTCCCCGAAGTAATGCCGCTTGCCGATATAATTATATCGGTCTGCCCGTGGCGGGTATTTCATATCCCAGCCAATCAAGAGCATGACCTCGCAACCATAATGGTAAGCAAGGTTCACCAGCTGCGGGCCTGTTCCGTGGTGCGCACAGATATATGATGGGTCTGTGGATAAGCCCTGCTCCCAGCGCTCCTGTATGTAATTCAAGCCTGGATACTTACCGTTAAGCTCCGGGCGGCTTGTCCACATCGCCGCGCCTGTCTCTGCCACTGCCGGCCAGTAATAATCCCAAAACTGATAATTGCAGCCATGGACCACATCACAGCCAAATTCATACGCACGATTGGCGCCAAACTTTCGTAAATGCCGGACTTGCGCTAACTGGCCTGCTGTAAGGCTTGGTCCTGTTCCAATGATAATGCCGACTCTAGGCTCATCTGCTTGAAACAGGTCAAAGCGGTATCCGGACTGCAATTGATTACCTCCACTCCCATCTTTTCAAGCTGGTCTGCAGCAACACTAAAACCTGACAGCCACGCCGGGTAATTGCTTCTTACCTTGTTAGGGTGATCACCAAACCAGTGCGCTGCACCATTCTTTGCGATCTTCATATCATAGCCTAACAATATAATCCGTTTTGCGCCAAGTAACACGGCGACATTGAGCGCCTGGTAGCCTGAATTTTTGCCATAATTGATAACATCAGGATCAATTGAAATTCCTGAGTTATGCGCGCCCTCTATGCGATAAGCATCAGGCGGCCAGGCTGCAGACACAGCAGGCTCTGCCGTTAGCCGTATGCCCTGATAGGACTTGTATTGAGGCTTATCGTGATGCCAGCTCCACCATTGCTTGTCGCAGAAATAATGATATGTCGCCCAGGGCGCCAGCAAATAACTGTCATTAATTGCAATCGTCACAAGGCCGCGGCATTTATTGACGGCTTCTTGCGTCAGGCTTGGCCCGCCCGCAAAAATTGCAATTGTACTATTCGGATGCAATTCCGGAATCGACCGATACGGTGCTCCCTTCTCTGGCCGTTTCTTTGCTAGCTTCCACATTTTTTGCTTTTGCCCTTTTTTTCTTTGGAGGCGTCACAGCACCCTGCACCTCCACGGCAACATTCCGGCGCAACCAGCGCATGGCGGACGGACGTTCCAGCTCATAGACTTCACCGGCTTTAAATCGCTGCACAATGACGCCTTGCGCCTCAATTTCACGATCTTTCAGGAATTTGATTTTCATCTATCCGGTTCCAATATTTAAGATGCCTCCCGGCGCAAACCGGGAGGCGTGGCTATTAACTAACGATTTCTGCAACAGTAGCCAGGTCGTTGTCAGAAGATGGCAGGCTCTTACCCTTGCCCAGAACAACAACCGCAGAATCACCAGTGGCGCCGCCAACAGTATGCACAACCTTCACATACCGATGGCCCTCTGTCAGCTCATCGCCGCGCAGGTTGATAAGTGTCTGCGCATCATTGGCAGTGTCCGGTGAGCCGGTCAGCTGGGTTGCTGATTTGTTGGTCACATCTGCAAACGTCCCGCCTGATGTGGTTGCTGACTGGATCTTCGTGTCAATTGTGCCAGCAGCCGCAATCGTGCCGGCCATTGTCACCACAAGAATCTGCTCAAACAGGCTCATATCGATCTCATCAGAGCTGTAAGCTGCAGCTGTGTTTGCATCAGGATCAACCGTGGCCACAACGGCCCATTCCTCTGACCCCAGAAGGTTCGTATTACTCATCGTTTAATCTCCTTAGAAAAAAGTCCCCCGCCGTGGGGCGGGGGTTGGAGGAAGTATCAGGCATTAAGCCCGAGCATCCAGGGTCACAGCCCATGACAGTGTGTTGCTACCATCACGCTTGCTGATTGAGGAATTCCACCACGGTTCACCTGCCAGACGGAAGATAAACCTATAGGCGGACGTGTCATAATCAAACCACAAGTGCATCGAAACATCGCTGCGAATACCGCCCGTCTTGACAACACTCAGATACTGAGTCCAGTCAATCAGGAAGATATCGCCCTTGTCGCCAAGAGTCTCACAAGCCTCTGAAGCAATCACCGGACGACCCAGCAAGGTCGAGAATGGCGAGCCACTCAGGTTATTAGCCGGCATGTAAACCGGAACCGCCGTGGCTGCCGTGGGGAAACCCATCGTCAGTAGTTGCGGCTCGATGTCCTGGTTAATCACCCAGACTGCATTCTTACGGGATGGCGCATACATCCTCGACCACATGTTGACAATATTTTCCATCAACACCGTATCAGCGGCCTGGCCAGACTCTCTGGCAACAGATACCAGCGAGTTTGCATTGAGGACACCCGTCGGCTGACCTGCACCCGTACCCTGAATCATGGCCAGATTGACCTTGAAATCAAACTTCTCAGGCACACGGCGCCGCAGATAGGCATCCAGTGCAGGCGCATCAGACTGCAGCTCCTCGGTCACCGGCACAAGCGCTGTCAGCTTGTTCAGTCTCAAGGTGTGCTCTTTCAAGGCAACCTTGCTCTGCGTCAGCTGATCATTCTCGCCATCCCAGTAAGCCTGCAGACCACCCGTGGAATCCCACGGCGTTGTCTCGTCTTTCGGGAATGTAACGGTGTTACTGGAGGTCACCATCTGATCGGTCATGCCGATCATGGAGTCCTCGCCCATAACCTTCTCCATGATGGCCTGGCGGAAGTCCGGCGGTACAGCAAAACCACCATCGGCGCCAACACCCTCCTGGGAGTAAGTTGTAGGGGCATTGCTTACCAGGCGCGGGTCAATGTTGCCGCCCCGTGTTGCGCTGGTGACACCCATGGCAAACTCACCAAAGTTACGCCAGCCCCACTTGCCCTTATCCTCCAGAATCTGGATACGTGGCATGCGCTCGGACTGCCGCAGATCAGGATCGCGTGCAACCTGATTTTCAGGCATCTGCGCTTCTGTCTTTCGGCCAAAACTTTCAGAAAGTTTCTTGGTCTGTGCATCGATACGCTGACGGCGCTCGATATCAGACTCAACTTTGTCGAATTTTGCGAACAGTTCACGAGATGCGGCCTCTTCCTCTTCGGTAAGGTCGCGCTTCTCGGCGTCTGCCTGCGCCTGTATGGTTTGGATCTGCTCGTTGATATCCAGAAGGTTATCACGGAGATCCTGGATTACTTCTTCAGTCATTGTCTTTCTCCATTGCTAGGAATTAGCTGTCTCTCGACAGTTGGTTATGTGTGGACGCAGGCGACCACGGCCACCGCAGGCGGCGGCTAAATCTTTAGCTTTCTCAATCTTGTGTCAATGCTGGCAAGGTCGTGCTTCATGCTGTCCTTGCGTGGAGTCGCGGGCGGCTGCTGCTTCATCAACGCATCAGGCGTGTGCCGGAATCGTGCAGGATCAATTTTTGCAGCAATCTGGCGCGCATCGGTCAGCGTGTCTGCAAACCCAAGCTCCATGGCTGTTTCAGCATTCATCCAGGTTTCAGCGTGCATCATGTCGGAAATCTTTTTCTTGTCGCCACCCGTGCGCTTGACGTAAGTATCCAGAAGGCTTTCACGAATCATGTCCATTTCTTCTGCCACTTTACGCAAATCATCGGCAGAGCCTGCCGTGACCAGCCACGGGTCGTGAATCATCATGAAGGCATTTTCAGCCATTTCAATCGTATCGCCGGCCATGGCAATCACCGACGCAATAGAGGCTGCAAGCCCGTCAATCATAACATTGACACTGGCCTGATAATTTTTCAGTGCATTGTGGATGGTAATGCCATCAAAGACTGAACCGCCTTCTGAATTAATCCTCACATTAATTTCCTTGGCCTTTGGCATGGCTTTAAGATCCTTGATAAAAGCCTTTGCGCTTAACCCGTCTAGATAATAATCCCCGATATCATCGTAAATCAGGATTTCGGCTTTTTCATTTGCCGCATTAATCTGATAACCCTCGCCGCCTAATTTCATCATGCCACCTTTATAAAATTTTCAGTTAATGTCTGCGCCACCCCGTCGACCGGGTAATCAATGCCGTCATCATAATAGCGCAGCATATTTAACCGCGCTGCGCGTATATGCGCGTCAACAAATGGGTTTTCTATGCCGGCTTCTTGCAATGCGTTTATACTGTATTTTCTGTGCTGGCTGAAAAACTTATTCATCCAGTCAATAAATTCTGTCCGGTCATTGTATCGCTGTGTGGCATCAACAACACGGTGTCTTTCGCGCCGTGCAATTCGGTTGCAGACCTCGAATACAACGTGCATCTCAAGGCTTTCTTCCTCTTCCTCGACAGGTTCAACCTCTTGCTCTGGTTCCGCTTCGTTTTCACCGGCTTTCTCCAGGGTCGTAAGATTCATCTGCACAAGGTGCTTATCACCCTCTTCGCCAATCGGGTTAAACCCCTCACGCAAACGTATTTCGTTGACACTGATTGCGCCAAGGTTCCACAATTCCCGGTAATAGGTTGTGCGGGCATTGACATCACCGCGCAGCAACTCGGTCATATCGATATTTGTGTAGAATAACTCGCGCCCGCTGAACAGCTTCCGATCTGCCTCCTGTTCAAGCCGTGTTGCCCAGGGCTGGAGTGAATCGGTTACCACCTCAATCGATTGGTGCTCAATATTCGAGAAGGTAGCATTCTCCATGCTCTGCAGCTTGTGTGGCGGCAATCCGTACCAGCGGGCAATCTCGTCCACCTGAAATTGTCGGGTTTGCAGGAATTGGGCATCATCCGGCGGAATGGATATCTGCTTCCAGGTCATCCCCTCTTCAAGAATAATTGGCTTATTTGCGTTTCCAGGCCCCCTGTGCGTTTCATTCCATGATTCACGCAGGTTATTAACAGCCTCTGCACCTAATTCGCCCGGGTGCTGCAAAACGCCGGATGCCGTGGTGCCGTTTTGGAAAAAAGACGACCCGAATTGCTCAGACGCCATGCCAAGGCCAATGGACCTTGCCGCCAGCGTAATCACGGAATAACCGACAAGCCCATCATAACCCAGCCCTGGCAGATGATAGACATCATTCTGGGATAGGTAGCTTTTCCCCTCACGGGAATTGGATATCTCGTACACCACCTGCCCATCAATGCGCTTTGGTTGAACCCGGTCAGGCGGTATCGGCCAAAGCTCTGTGGGCCTGTTTGACCGGTCGCGGACAATCTCGGCATACCCATTGCCCCACGTAAGCGCGTGCGCAATCAGTGTCTCCCGGAATACGTAGGCTGTCATCTCCTGATTTGGCAGGCGATTCAGCATTTTATCCACAGGATGCGATGGTCTTAGTTCCTTGCGCCCGTTAGACTCCAGCATAACGCGCCAGGGCATCATGGCGATCTGTGAAGAAATATAGGCGACAGCTCGATAGACAGCGGCCAGTTGCATGGCTGTGTCATGCGTGACATTCATGCCGGCCTGCAGCCGAGGCACAAAGACGCGAGAGTCTAACGGGTCATCGGGTTGCGTTTCTCGACCCAAGAGCCTAAACAATCTGTCTAGTAATTTCACAGGCTTACAAGCCCTCTCTTTTGATACACAGACGGTTGCTCCTCTTCATGAACCATCCACCGATTCATTGCCATAATCAGGGCCACAACACCATCAATCTTATTTTCCGGTCGCTCTTTGTCCGGGAAGATGTTGTCTTTTTTATCCAGCCTGGCCGTTACGTTACCAAACATCCAGGTCAGCATCGGGTCTGGTTGAAATTCGATCTTTCGCTCAAGGATCAATGCCTCAAGTTGTTTCATAGGCTCTGAAAAATTCTTAACTGTCGCACCCACCTCAATCATGGGGAAACCAAGTTCCATCATATCGATGGAGAATTTTGTAGCCTGGAAAGGATCAAATGGAACCTCTCGAATCTCGGCCAATCCTTTCAAGTCTGTTAGATCATCGGTGATGTAATTGTAATCTGTAACGTTCCCCGGCGTACTGGTCAACCAGCCGCTAGAGTGCCAGCCCTGATAACGGTCAATCTCAAGAATTCGATCTTCCGGCAAATAGTGTTTTACAAATGCCCGCCACTTCGGATATTTCCCCGGCGGAAACAGGATTGCCGCGCAGGATACGTCAATTTTAGAGGCCAGGTCGATCCCAATAATGCACGGCTCCCCGCGCATATCGTCCAACGACATATCCGTTTTACAGGCTTGGAAGGCCAACATGTTCATCCACGCGGCCTTGGCACCGACCCACATATTCAGGTGCTTGGTTTTATAGGCCGATTGCTTGTGAGGCGACCGGCGCGCCTGATTCAACTGGCCTTCAAGAAAATCTGAGGACACCGAAATGCCATAATTCGGATTGGCCTTTATCAATGCCTCTTTTGTATCCCATTCGTCATCATCATCAATGCCGTAAATAATGCCGAATACAGTGTCATCTTCTACCGTTTTATTCAGAATCCTTATAACATCCATGCGCTTTGCATAGCAGGGGCCACCCATGTCACTGCCTGCCGTGGTGATCTGCAGTAACAGTGGCTCTTCACGCGCACCCATACCCGTTTCAAAGGTATCGACAAGATCAGAGCTTTTATGCTCATGAAATTCATCTGCAATCCCGCATGAAGGACTGGCGCCATCACCCGGATTTCCAATCACAGGCGTAAACCGCGACAGGTCATCCAGCCGAATCAGCGTTTTAGCATTGACCTCCAGGCCATACGTTTTGCGCAACTTTGGCAGCTTCTCGCAGATTTGACGCGCTGGCCTGAATACCTCCCACGCCTGAATCTCCGAGGTTGCGCCACAATAGACCTCAGCGCCGTGATCTGCGTCCCAGGTCAGCATGCCAATCCCCATGCCGGCCACCCAGAAGGTTTTGCCGTTTTTGCGCGGGACCTCGATATAGATGTCCCTGAAACGCCGCTTCCCGTTTCGCTCCCAGCCAAATATATTCACCGTGCAAAAGACTTGCCACGGCGAGAGCTTTAACAATTCCCGCTTGCCAGCCCACTTGCCCTTAACGTGTGGCAGCTTCTCAAGATTCTCACACCAAGTATGCGCCCGGTCGTGGTTCAGGCTGATATCATCGCGCAGCAGATCATCGACAAATCGCTGGCAGGCTTTGATGACATAACTGCAGGCTGGAATCTTGCCTGATATCACCTGGTCTGCATACTTTGCCGCAACGCTGACATATGACATCAAAAGTCACCGTCATCATCCTCTGCACTGGTCGCCAGCTTGGCGCGATCCGAAGGTGACAGGCCAAACTGGCCCATCATCTTGTCCAGCAGAGACAATCGCGCTGTGGCCATGCCTTTACGATCAACCATGTATTCAGCCATCAGCCCTGCCATGATTGTCATCTTTGCCTGGTCTGCACCTGTCAGCACCCCTGCAGGTACTTGTTTTGCAAGTAAATGCCACCATTTCACCTCAAGCGGATCGAGGTCTGCCGGCGCTTCACCGGGGAATGGATCTTTAACTTCAGGATCTTTGCGCCTGCGTGCAGGATCTTTCTTGAACGCCCCTTTCGCATCCAATATGGCCGTTGCTGTGCGTGGTCTGCTCATATAGTAGTCAGCAAATTCAACAAGTTACCGATTCGGTATAATGCGGATAAACAAAACTTTT